ATACATTATATTTACTATTCCATTACAAGAAAAATAATTGGTTGTTAAAAATTTTATTGTAGTATTATTAATTCTCTCCCACCCTAATATCTCGATTAAATATTGACTTTGTATATAGGTAGCAGTAAAATACAAAGCATTTATATAATTCTCTACCTCAACCTCTGGAATATCTCTTCCAAAGTCTATAGTTATTGACTCTGTATCATCATTACTTACACTTTCAGGCTGCCAAGACTGGGCTACTCCATAAGGTATGCCTTTCATAGCTAAACCTGTTATAAAACCATTATTAAAATCTTGACTTGACATTTAATCACCCCTTTATGGTAAATTACCTGAATGTACTGTTACTGGAATTTCTTGTCCTGTGTCAACCTCAGTTATTAAAGAGATATATCCGTTCACATCAAAATCAGTTAAATAAGTTTTAACATCTGTACCCTTCCACTTTACTTTAAATCCATTATCATAAATATCTAGTTGTTCAAGAGTAATTCCATTAGCATAAGGATAAAAATACAGACCTTCATCAGTAAGTCCTATCTCTATTAAATCTCCAGAACCTTGCTTGAAATATTGTATCTTCAAACCTTCATTATCTTTATATATAAAACTTTTTCCTGATACCTCTGTTGCTCCATCTCCTAATCCCATCTGTAAAACTGGAACATAATAACCTGAAATAGTATCCATTAAGAATTTCATAGCCATTTTTATCTCTTCTTCGTATGTATAAATCATTACGGGTATTCCAGTATCTTCATAAGTTATACCTTGTTTAGTATCGTCTATCCAATATACAGGGTCTCCAAATCTATTTACTGCTTGTTCTTCACTAAGCCCATCAGTAACACCCGTAATAAATTCTACATACTGGTCGTAAATCTTTATATAATTAACATCAGAAGTATCTCCAGCTAAGTAATTTTGAACTTTATCTGATGTATCTAATTGGTCTACTGTAAGTTCTGCTATATATCCTTTATCAGCTACTAAAGTTTGTGTAACAGTTGTTTGAGTTACTAAATTTCCTACTTCTAAATTTTTAATCTTACTAGCATCTAAAGATATTATATTATCATCATCTAAATGATTTAAAGCATACTCTAATTCTTTTCTAAACTTCATTACTACACCAAATAGATTTTTTATAGTTTCATCAGTATTTGCTCCATACTTAGGAGTTGGGAGCTTAGTCATTTATTACACCACCTTATAATAAGCTGTTATATCAGTAGTTGGTATTATATCAGAATAAAATTTTAATGTATCTTCTGAAGTTTCTACAATTATTGAGAGATTAGCTATATTAGCTATATCTAAATCATCTTTATCTATTCTTACTACAACATCAGTTTCTGAAGTAATTCCAGCCACAGTAACATCAACTTCATAATTATATGACTCACTATCACTCGAGGTCCAGTCTGCTGCAGTTATAGTAATTTCATTTACTTTAGTTCCATTCCATAATTTCTTCATTTTATTATATTGCTCAGCAGCAATTTGACTTACTTTAGCCATTTTTACCTCCAATTAAAAAAAGAAGGGGATTACTCCCCTTTTTATTATCATGCAGTAGATAAAGCAACTGTACCTGTATTAGTTACTACTAAGAATCTTGTTGCTGATAATCCATAAAGTATTAAAGCATCTCCTGCATCTGCAAAAGTCGCTATCTCATTAGTTCCATCAAAAGTTCCAGCTGTTAATGTTAAAGTACAGTCATTAGTTCCGTCCGAACAGAAAACTATTAGTATGCTTCCCGCTACGGGTGCAGCAATAGTTCCAGCTGCTGCTGCTTCAGAACCATCTAATACAACAACATTTACTTCAGATAAATCTATAGCAGTAGGACCTGCAACATCAAGAGTAACAGCAGGTAATCCTGAGATTAAACCTGCTAAATTTCCTTCAACATTACCTTCAACATTACCTAGTAATCCTCCAGATGCTGATATTACTCCATTTTCATCTACTTTAAATTCTTTTCCTTTTATATTTTTAAGTTTAATTAAATCAGGCATTAATTAATACCTCCTTTTTACGTTGCTGTTCCGTCAGAACCTACTAGACCTCTCCAGTCAGAGTATCCAACTGAGAATCTCAAGTAACCTCTATACTTAGCAACCATATTATCAAATTCCTTAGTGCTAGCAAATTCAGGTTTAACTCTCCAGAAGAAATTTAATTCATGTAAAGAACTATCTTGTAAGAACCAAGCAGTTGAAGAAGTTAAGTATGACATTACTATTGGTTTCAAACCAGCTAATCCTTTTACAGGGTTTTTATCATTATTTGCAGAACTTGGAATTTGTACAGATTCTAACAATGAATAAGCAGTCCACTCTAAGTCTTCTGGTATGATTAATTTATCTGCTTTTGCCTGTATCTTCAGTCCAGCTTCATCAGTTTGACCTGACATTAAAAGCATAGCAGTTTTAAGTCCATCCACAGATAATACAGCGTCAGTTACATTATCTCCAGTACCACCTTTAATTAATGGATGGTCACTGTCAAATAAGTACTGCTCATCATAACCTGCAGTATCAAAACCGTCATTTAATACATCAGCTGCAAGTTTTTCAACTGTAGCTCTACCACCTCTAGCGATAGTCTTAGGGAGCTTGTTAATAACTCCATACTGTTCATCATCATAAAGCTCTCTCTCTACCTGAATACCTTTTGCATAAGCCTTGTGGTAGTAGTAGATGCTTAATCCGTCTTCTATGTCTTCGTACTTGATGTTTTCAGATCTTTTCTTTTCATCCCAAGTACCAAGTCCAGAAACGGTATGGTCTTCTTCACTTGCTTTCTTTGAAGTCTTAACATGGAAAACCTTAGAAAATTCTTCGGCTTTTTCTGTATATGTATCAAAGAAAATCTTTCTTAATCCTGGATATAATAGTTTTTGAAAATTGTCACTAGTAGCCATTTATTTTTCCCTCCCTTTTAGACTATAGGCACATTATTTTTAACAATGGCCTTGTCGTTATCATTATCATACTCTAGAACTGTGAAATGGTCCTTAGTTGAAGCATCTAGGTCTAAAGTAGCCTCATCACTTAAATCGAAATATGCAAATAAATCAGTTTCAGCGAGTGCGGTCTTACTTAAACCTGTATAGTCAACCTCAAAAGTTGCTTGAGGGTCTACTATTACAAGAACGTGTTGGTCTAATGGATTATTGTCATCATCTACAGTATCTTCTTTAGCAATACCTAAAATTAAGGTACTAGAAGCAGAGGCTTTAACAGCTAATCCAGATGATATTGCTACTGCATCTCCAGCTTTAGGTTGATTTTCAGCTGTAGCTGTAGCTTTAACCCACATCATCACAGGGTTTGAATTTCCTTCAATGTTTCTCATGTATCTAAACATCTTTTAACCTCCTCAGGTATATTTTATTTTTTATTTCTCATTTCTACAATTTTATCATAGCTTAAATCATCATCATTATATATAGCATACTCATCAGCAGACATACCTAATTGCTCTGCCATTTTTTTCTGAGCATCTGTTAAACTTGCCCCTGGAGTAGGAGGAGTTTTATCATTACCCTCATTTTCCACAGTACCTCTTTGCTGTTTATACTTATTATTATGAGATACTCTCTGCTCAGTTAATTTTGTCTGTTTTTCTACAAGGGAAGGACCATTAGTTGCCCAGTAGGCTTGTTCTAAACTCATCCCTGATTTTGAGGCTAGTTCCCTGACTTCATCTTTAACTTTGTCATAGTCTTCATATAAAGGATTACTTTGTAAGGCCTGTTCTTCCATCTGATATTTCATATCTAGGGTAGTTTTTTGTGCCTCTTGTAATGCCTTTTGAGACTCTTCCATTTGTTTAGCGACTTCAGGGGAGACACCCATTTGCTTAGCTTTAGATTGTATCTCCACCTCCTCAAGTTGTTTGTAAAATTGGTCCTCAGTCAATCCCGACATTTTTATAAGTCTTTCCATATTCTGTTTATATTTGTCATAGTCCGAGTACTTTTCGTTCAATTCATTAACTCTCTTACTGACTATTTTTTGAACGTCAGCTTTTGGTATAAATTCTTGTTCCTCGGAATCTGCTTCCTTTAATTTAGTCCCTTCTTCTTTTACAGGTTCCTCAGTTTCAGATGTGTCACTATCTTCATTTACAGAATCAACCACTTCTTCATCAACGTTTGGACTAGGTTCTTCAGTACTCTCTGGGATTGGTTCTCCTCCATCCTCAGCAAATAGTTGTAAATTTAATTTAAACATAATTTCTCCTTTCTAGTTTTACATCAATTTCAGATGTTAGATTTGCATTTTATAAGGTAAATGACTCCTCTTTTTTACGTTAAGAGAACGTTATTTAAACAATCCTTGTCTTATGTAATCTCCCATGACTATTGAAGTTTTACCTTCATAACCACAGTGAGGACACACCATAATTTTATGTTCCTTCCATCCTTTATGTCTAAGTCCTAATCTCTCACATTTAGGACATACAGGAAGTTCATTTAATTCATCTAGTCTTTTATTTTTCCTAATCATTTGATTTTGTCTTGCATGATTTAAGTAAGTATTATATGTAGTTTCTTTTTTAATTATCATACAGGTTGACCTCCTAACATATTTCCTAGTTGTTGCATTACTTCAGGTGGTAGATTTTGTTGTTGTTGCATAGGGTCTTGTAAATTTCCTCCCATGCCTTGTTGTTCTGGTGGTAGGTTTCTACCAGTAAATTGACCTTGTGGATTGTGAGGGTCTATTAAAGGCCAACTAATTAACTCTTTTAATGCCAATCTTGATTCTTCAAGAGTTAATATTCCTTCTCTATGTAATTCAACTGCTGCTTGATATATAAATGCTTTATTATTAGGTATTCCTGTTCCTACTACAACTTCTAAATCAAATTCAGCTTCTTTTTTCATTATATTACCTTTTTCATCTTTTAATTCTTTTAATGGTCTTCTTCCATTATCATCTAATTCAGCACCATAATCAGGTACTAACTGAGGAACATTATTAAGCTCAGAACCCTTCATCCACAGGAAGTCATTCTCTGATTCTTTCTTATCTGCTTCAGTAAGTCTAAATGCCATTTCCTCTGTATAAAACTCTTTTATATAGTCTAATAATAATTCCACTACTTGTTTATATCCTGCTTCAGCAATAAGTCTTTTATGATTAACTCTTCTTAATCCAGCTTCCTGCATACTTATTATTGCAGATGCTGCTCTAAGTGAGCCGCCAGAACGACCTTCCACAATATCACTTCTTCCTGAAATTATTTCTGCTTCTTTAAATGCTTCATTTCTTCGTCCAGGAATATGACTAGGCATCTGTGGAGGTTCTACCATTTTCCATGCTGAAGGGTCTCTTGCTGGAATTTTTAATCCTGGTTTATTAGTCCACTTTCGTAGATTAATACCAGTTGCAATACCAACAACTACCTGAATATTACCCATTAATCGAGCATTCATTCTTATCTGGTCATCTAAATCATTAATCAAGTCCTGTATAGGTACAAGTAATTCAACATCTCCCATACCCCATAATACACCCTCTCTTGAATAACAAGGAATATAAACAAAAGGATAATTACCTTTTTTATAATAACTTGTAGGTTTTCCTGTCTCTTCATCTTTTAAATCCTCAAAACTATCTCTTAATATAACTCCATTTGCCATATGAACAACTCTTAAAACCCAATTATCATCTTCATCTAGTTCTTTACTCCATTGTTCTAATAATAATGCCTGGGATTTTCCTGCTGTTCCAGAACTATCTTTATTTGAGTCAGCATATATTAATGGACTATTTTGATAATTAGCATTTGCTTCTACAGCTTTTGCTCTCTCACCAAATCTCTGTCTTAAATATTTTATACTCTTAGGCATAGCATGAATTATAAAGTCTGCATCTTGCATTTTTAAGTAGTCTTTTATCTTAGGGTCTGGGAAAAAATTAGCAGCATTTACTGCATCTACCACAGGTAATCCCCTATTATTATACTTGTAAGGGTCAAACCATACTTTTACTACAGCTCCACCAAATTTTAATCTCTGTCTCTCTAATTTATCTCTCAATAGCTCGGGGTTGTTTTTCTTCCATACCCACTCTAATACAGCTTTAGTATCCTTTGCATAGACCTGGTCTGAAGGTTCAAGTCCTTTTACCATTAAATCTAGAGGTTGGTCTACTAAATCTGCTACTTGTGACTCAATAATAGGATTAATTATGTTAGTGTTTGAAGCAGGATGGTCTTCTCCTCCTGTTTCATTTACACGTCCTGCCCAGTAGTCCTCAAAATTAGCCCAATCATCCATTAAACCTAATGCTGTTTTATGATTATATGCCTCTTCAAAGTTTAATTTTATTTGAGCTGCTAGAGCATCTTGTTGCTCCGAGTTAGGATTTTCTTCTGTTTCAAATTCATATCCTGTATTATTATCTTCTGCCATCTTTATCAGTCACCTCCTCTTCATCTCTATCTACATACCTCTCTCCAGGACTAACAGGGTCTAAGTCACCATCTGTAGGGTATCCGTAAGGGTCAAATAAATTAGCTGGATTATATGATAGTTTTTTCTTCTTTTTAGGTTCTTCATCATCT